CAAGGTACGGAAAAAGGCTTCGTCTCCCATCTGCGTGCGCAGTTTCTGGGCATCGTTGAGCATGCCCTCGCTCTGGTAAAAGCCAGGGCTTGCCGCTTCCGGGTGCAGGCGAGCGGCAAGCTCGGCGTAGCCCGAGAACAGCGCCGATTCCAGCGTTTCGGCATTGATCATGTGGTAGGGCACCACCAAGAACTTCTTGCCCTGCGTCCAGCCGTTGTGCTTGGACACCACCGGGGCCAACTCGGGCTTGCCACGGGCCGTGGCGTCACTTCGCAGCAGCAGGGACAGGATGGCCATGAAATGGCTCTTACCCGAGCCGAAACTGCCATGCAGGTAGGCCCCCTTGCTCATCCGGCTGTCGATTGCGCCCTTGACCACCCCGAGCGCCTGGTCGAAGCACTTCACCAACTGTGGCGTGGCGATGTAGTCGCGCACGGTGTCCGCAGGGGCGTTCAAGCCGTCGGTCAGGCGAAGAACAAAGTCGCCTTGGTGAACCTGCTCCGGCAGGTCAAATACTTCGCGTAGTTTTGGCATGTTGTTGTGTCCCTCTTGATTCGTTTCAGGCTTACGCGGTGGCAGAGCGTCTGCCGCGTGTGCGGCGAACGGGCGCAGGCGGTTGCCAGGCGCGCACCGCCGTGAGTGTTAGCCCGTGCTGGGCCAGCTGCGCATCGAGCAACCCTTGCAGGTAGTCGCCGGTGCTCATGCCCAGGTCGTCGTCGATCTCTGGGTGCCACTGGTGGACCCAAGGCAACAGTTCATCCAAACCGGCCAGGGCCGGCATCAAACGAGCAGCATCGGCACCCTCGCGCTGCAGCATTTCGTACAGAAAGCCCGTAAGCGCCAGCGCGCGGGCCTTGGCGTCGTAGCCGGCCCACAACAGCATCGGGCTTCCAGCGTCGTTGCTGCGCTCCAACCCACGGAAGCTGACGAAACGCTCTTTCGGAACATCCAGCGCGCCACGCAACTTCCAATAAGTACCCTCGCGAAAATCTTCCGGCTTGTACTTCGGCGGGACCGCAATCGCACCCACCTCTGCTTGTTTGCGCCGCTCTTGCTCTTTCGATATCTCCTCAGGTGCAGCGCCTGTCATTTGCCGAACAACGTCCGCATCAATCGCATCCTCACGCCGCTGCAGTGCCCAGGTCTTCTGCCAAACTACATGCTTGCGGAATCCGCTTTCGCTGTAGCGCATTGCGCTCAGATAGGGCACGCAAGACTGCTGGATGAGGGAAACCAAGGTGGCGTGTGCGTCAATCCCCAATCCCGCATAGAGATCGACGGCCCTGCGGAACACATCATTGCCTGATAAAGCGTCCACCAACTCGCGAACCGAGCGTAGTCTGGGGGCGGGACTTGCGTCGCGCGGCCAAAGGTCGGGAGCTTCCAGGCGGGTGAGCAGCCAGTTTTCTAAGGCAACCTTTTCTAGCGTGTCCCATGCTTCAGCGGACCAGCGTCGCTTGCATTCAGGGCGCTCGATCAGCGCAAGATCTCGATTGCGGCGGATCGCTGCAATGCGGCGCTCAACCAACTCGCGGTAGTCCTGCGGCCAGTGGCTCGGCACCGTTGTGATCGGCGTGCCGTTGTGTCGCTCAAACCAAATGGTGGTCTTGCTACCCGCAGCGCAATCTTGTGCCAGGACGATTTCAAACGCTCGCTCACCGAACTTGACTTCTGGCGGGCTCCCGGAATACGAGAGGTCTTGGTCCAGTACGCCGTAGTACTGGTAGACCTCCCAATCCAACTCCTCCTGCCAAGAAATCATCTCGTTCCTCGTACGGGTCGCTTGGGCACGTGATTGATCGAGTTCCGCACGGCTTGGCACAGAACTCACCAGCAGTTGCCCAGGAAGAAGGCTGGCGTAAAGCGTCGTCAGCCGGTCGATTTCACGTGCCTTTGCTGTTGGTCGTTGTATGACGAGCGGAAACTGCCCAACCTTCGTGCCATCAAAGGCAAAACGTTCATCCCATCCGCTTTTGGTGTCTTTCTGGAAACACACCTGCTTGAACCAAAAACAAGCAGTTGATGAATTCAACAGTCCCAGGACTCCCAAGTGATCATCGACCGTCGCTTGGGCAGGGAGCTTGATGATCGGCGCCGTTTGCTTGAAGACTTTCCCGCCGCGCTCCAGCACAAAGTGGTTGTGGGTCGCTACCTCAGCGAGCGTGATCGTCAAAGGTGTTTCGATGCGGCGCAATGCAATCTGATGCCATTCCCACCACGTTCTCCCCTCTTCTCGATAAGTTTTCTTTGCAAACGTGGTTCGAGACCAGAGAAAGTTTCTAAAAGGCCAAAGGTATTTAAATGTGGTGATATCTTGGCGGA